GGAATAAAAGATTTGGCGTATTATCAAAACGTCTAGAACGCCTTCCAACAAGTCGCATCACAAGCAATCGGTGCACAACTCATGCTAGACCCCGCCTTTCTCCCTACCACTGTCAACGTTTTTTCTATTCGACCCAATGACACAGTTTATGACAACCTCTATCACTTTGAGGGTCATAATGGAGGAGAATTTGAGCATACCCCGGGAATCCAAGTGATATACCCAGGGACCATTTAGGATTTCGAAGCAAATGGCTTCCCTTTCCAAGGACCAGTCTATTACACCTGTTTCGACGTGCACTACTACCTCGAAGACTGGGTCCCCGCATACCCCGACGCATGGATTTACACTGTCGGTGCTAACTTTTTCCCCACACCTGGTTCGTACGTCTTACCTTGTAACGAGGGAACGGTAGACATCTCTTACTCAGAGGATGACAAATAAGTCCCCCAGTCAAGAGTTGTCATGAAGACAAGAGGCTCGGGAGTTGTTTACGAACACTCCCTTGTACATTACCCCCAGCCTCTTTTTGAGATCAACTATGGATGGTACTCCCATTTCTACGACATCAAGGTCGCATCTAAGTTTGTCCTCTCCAAACATCTCTTCAAGCCGTTTAGCACCCAGGAGTCTGTCTAGTCCCTTTACTTGATGAACCAATTCAAGGAAGTGGCTTAGCTAAAGAGCGTCTCCTCCGTGCTCAAGGTGCACAAGGAAAAAGCGATGTCAGAAGAGACATTCGCCAGGATCTTCAGAGACCTCCGCGTACTCAACCAGTACTCCAAGCCTGTCAGAAATACCATTCTATCTATGACAAAAGGCTCGCATGACTCCCAGGTCAACGTCAAACAGGGAGGCGGCATGGGTCTCAGACAGTTATTCTTCGGAGGAAAACTGCAAGAAGCCATCCAGAGAGCCGGAAATGGATCAAACGCACAATTTAGCGTCACCATGGATTCTCAAAACGCTTACGAATACAACCAAAGGAACAGAAACATATTCGTTAGAGCCTCCGACTATTTCCTTGGGAGATCTGAGTTCAGCTACGACGCCACCAACGTCCTCTCACAACTAGAGCGCTCAATCGTCCTAAACGGAAGAATCTCCACTGAAGACATCGTGGATCTGAAGTACGCATACCAGATCCAGTCCACAGATGTCAGACTCCACCAACAGCTCGGGGAGATCTACAAGGAGAAGAAGGTTGTCAAAGAAAAGACGTAATCCCTCGGTAATAGTAAGACCGCAACCCCTTCCTAGATGAATGTTGTATCTGCCTAGTCTTACTACTACGCAAAGAGGCCAGACCTAGGTCCCCTCGTCAACCCATGTCCATATGTCATCACCGACATGGGCCCGTGGAACGTCCAAGTTGGACTCATTCAGAGATGGATGGAAGATCACATCGAGCCTTGCATACTAGCAAACGACATGACCCTCCAACCATTCTCCACTTATGAGAATGACAAGCCTGTAACTCAATCAGGCTGGACCACCATCACCAATGGGATGACCCTTTCCGAGTTTGAATACTCCAGCAAAATTCGCTAGAACTACATCTCTGCCCTTTCACGTCAAATGTCAGGCAGGGTCGTTTACGACCAGATGGAAGTTCACCACTTCATCCACAGATCCCGTGAGTACATTGGAAATATCACGGGCCATATGTTGCGCAATGGAATGCACATAATGGAGACTGTTGATTTGTTGGCTTACACCAACAAGGATGATTGGTCCCTCGCCAAGAGCACCATGTATCGATGCAACATCATCAAACAGCTGGGTGCCACCACCAGACAAGACTACAAAGGACATTCTATGCTGAATGTCAAGTCTGGGGAGATCTATACCACGGACGTATTTGACATCGTGGATGGATACCTTGAGGGACAAGAGAGCAGACCACGCGCAATAATGAACCCTAGCGCGAAGAAGGTCGGAATCATGGCAGCAATTCAATCTGCCTTCTGGAAGTCGGTAAAAGAAGCCTGTCCAGGATTCATACAGGGTCTCAACAAGAAGCAGCAGCTCCAGGTCATCAAGG